GTAATAAAGTCAGATACATTATAACTATGATTAAGGGGTATGTCTACTGAGCCTAACTCCCTTAACCTCTTGTTTAAATACATTTTTGTAAGTGCTCCGTCTCTATCGTTAATATCTTTTAAGAGCTCTTTTAATTTGTTCTGGGTTTCCCTGTCTCTCTTATTTGGGCTCTCTATTTCTAGAGCTCTCTGGTTATTTAAAAATGCTACTTTCCTACCTATCTCCTTTATAGAGTCTAGCTGATTATCTTTATTCCTTAGGAAATACTCTACAAAGTCCTCCTCTATTACTCTACCTAATTCTACTCTTAACTTTAATAACGGTTCAAAATATCCGATATTGTCCTTAACCTCTAGTTTATTATTTTCTGGTATAGCATCGTACTCCTCTTTACTTAGACTCCTATACTCCTGCTGTAGAGTTTTGTCTGAGCTATTGTACATTACTATACCAGTAAGAGTATCTCCTAGAGTATCATACAGCTTAGTCCTTTTTTGTCTGTTCTCCTCTGGGGTCGGTTTCTTTACATCTAAGTCCTCCTCCTGATAATCTAAGTCCTCCTCAAATTTTATATTATAGTTAGTCTCTACAAATTCTATATACTCGCTATTGTTGAAAGTATTAAAATAGTCCTTTGTAATTTTGTAGGCTAAATAGTAATGGTTAATAGATTTATCCTCATGGTAAAATTTATCATTAGCTATGAAATTAGGATAAGTAGAGTACTTAAAAAAGTCTGCCTCTTTTACAGCCTCCTCCAATACCTCGAAACTTTCCGTATACTCGTCTGAGAATTGCCTGTAATTTTGCTCCTCTGGTGTTCTCCTGTAATGGTAATATGTTACTCCGTCTGCATCTCTAAACCTATTAAGAAACTGTTTTAAAGGCTCTGGTCTAGGATGGTAGTCTGAGTCTATAAATACAATGTCTGTAAAGTCCGTATTAGTTATACTTACTCCCTCGTCTATTACTGAGGTAGTTAATACTACCTTTAGCCTATCATGTAGTAAAGAGTCATCTACTAAAACATGAAAGTCCTCAGAGCCCTTAGACTCTTTACTGGCATCTAATACCAGTATCTCGTCTGACTTATACCCGTCTTTTATTAACTGGTCTCTTACTCCTTTTAGAGAGTCCTTAGAGTTAGCCCTGTAAAATGCTTTACCTGTTACTCCTTTTTGATGTTGTAGGATTATCTTTATAGCCTGTCTGTTATCTGTTCTCTGGATTACTCTATTAGGCTTTTTATTTGAGTCTATCTTTATCAGATAAAAGTCTAGTCCTTTATTTTTGAATATCTCTAAGGGAGTCCCTGTCAGTCCTATTACTGGTACTCCGTAAGCATTTATTTTATTATTGAGTTTAGCTATTACTTTATTTTTAAAGGAGCTGCCTACTATGTCTGAATGTATCTCATCCTTTACTATGTAGTCAAATAAATTCTCATGCTCTAGCATCTTAGTAGCCTGCTCATGAGTAGCCAGTACTATACTTACATTATGGGCAGCGTCAAACGCTGACTCTGGTACTCCTCCTTTTAATGGTATCATGTCTAGGTCTGAGGGGTCTGCTAACTGGTCTACGATAGCAGTAAGAGGAGCTATAAATAATAGCTTTTTATTTGGTCTCAGTTTCCTAAATTGGCTCTCTATATTTTTTGATTTCTTACCTATGATAGCAGTACTCTTACCCGTACCTGTCTCTGCAGCTATTATTATTCTTTTTTTCTCGTCTGCTCTGTCAAAGATATTAGGAGCTACCTCTGCTACCCATTTGTCTATTTTAAATACTTCGTCAGGAGTAATGCTCAGCTTTTTTATATTGAGGTATGCTCTGTAGATATCTAACTGGTCTGGGTCTATATCTGCCTGCTCTAGAAACTCCTGCTTTTTTTCATACCCTGCATATTTCAGAGGATAGCATAACTCAAATATTTGCTCATTGGTTAGCTTAGGCTTAACCTCTTTTATTACCTCCTGTACATTTACCTCATCGTTTTTATATCCTTGCTCTTTTAAATGCTTATACATTTCCTTAACGCTAAAGCCTAGAGCCTTAGCTGCTAGAGCAAACGAATCAAAGTAAGTTTTGTCTGAGAAAGTAGAGGAGTTATTTATGTATTGTCCGTCCTTTAACTCTCCTGAGGTAGAGGATGCAGAGGCATGGTATTTATACCTGTTACCTGATACATGAGTAAGCCCTGCCTGAGTAAGCATCTGCTCTATAGGATTATCGTTATTAAATTTCTCCCTTATACTACCTGCTACTGAATGTCTGCCAAAGTACTGCAGCTCTGGTATCCCTTTAGAGATTTCTATCTCCTCCGTTTTAGATATAAAGTTAAATCCTATAGCGTCCTCGTTTATTTCTATTGGGGTAGGTTGATGAGCTATAAAGCGTACCTGCCTATACTTTCCTTGTGCTCTGTCAAACTCTACGTTAATACCTTTATCCTTAATCAGTACAGATAAGTATAGGTATAGGGTCTCTGCTATTGTTTTGTGCTCTATGTTATCCTTAATCCTACTCAGTCCTTTTACGTTAAGGATACCCCAGATACCTATACCAGAGTTAGACCTACCTAGCAGTACTGAATATTTACGGAGCTCATTTACTAGTCTGCTCCTTTTATGTTGGTCTTTAAATAGCTCGCTATTCTCGTTATTAGACTTTATGTCAATATCGTAAAATAGAAAGTCTGAGTTTCTTACTGCATACTCTGAGCTCGTACCTCCTTTATAGATACCTTTAAGAATACCGTTAGCATCTTTAGCCTGTCCTTTTTTCTGAGCGTTTGCATAATCCTTAAGCTCCGTTAAAGTAAAATGAGATAATACTCCTCCGTCTGCTCTTTGTACCCATTTGCCAGAGTCTAATTTTTCTCCATGCTCATTTGAGTACATAGGCAGTATCTCAGAGAATTGCTTACCTCTGGATATTGGTATATTACCTGCTATAGAAATATCTACAGCTCTCTTTAACTTAACTTGTATTTTACTCATCTACAGATTTATCCCTTTAAAAACGTCCTCAAAAAGTAGCAGGTCTATTACGTAAGGTATGTCCTGAGCCTCATGCCTAGTAATTAGGGCAGCATATAACTGATATGCATCTGGGTACTCTGGAAAGTCCTTAAATATAGTCTTACTATTTTCTAGGATATTAAAATTAAAGCCCTCAGAGTATTGTCTTATCTCCATAGAGATAGTATCCCTATTAGATTTAATTTTACCGTACTGCTCTACTTTTAAAATGTCCTCAGTTTCTAAAAAGCTAAAGTCTGTAAACTCCCTGTTAAATTTGGAAAGCACTTTTTTAACCTGTCCCATATTCATAGTATGATTAAACTCCTCGTAAAGAGCTCTCAGTAATTCTATTACTGGTACTATGTCAGGATTTTTATACCCTCGTAAAGGTCTTAGCTGTTCTATCATCTTTTTTATAATTTATTACAAACGGGTCTTTATAATCGACTAGTCCTTTTTTAATATCTATCTCGGTTCTTAGCATATCTATCATACAGTCCTTATAGCCTTTTAAGTACTGCTCATTAGGATTACCGCTCCGCTTTAACTTCTGGATACCTGCTCCTAGTATATGATAGATTTTAGTAGTTATCTTAACTTTGCTCATTCTGTTCTATTTTACGGGCTCTTTTTTGGATAGCCTCTTTCTCTTTCTGCTCTTTGAGCTCCTGAGCCCTAGCCTCGTATTTCTCCCCTCTCTTATCTACAGCTACAGCGTCGAGCGTCTCAGCTCCTCGCATAAATAGCCCTGAGCGTTTACCCCTGCTATACGTCTCGAATTGCTCCGTATCTGGATTAAATAATACTTTGGCGTTACCTCTTTTTACTTGTCTCGTTAAACTCTGTCTTTTACCCATAACTCTATTTATTTATTGATTAATATTAAAATGGTAGCTTATCTACCTCCTTTAGTTTTTTCTCATACCAAAGAGCTTTCCTAATATCCTGCTCTATATTGTCAGACTTATTACCTGCTCTCATCCTGTACTTAATTGCATTACCTCTGCAGTATCCTAAAAATTCTGCTCTGGTTAAATTGTCCTGTATTACATCTATAAGCTCCTTACCGAAAGCATTATTTTTGTAATGCTCTGGATTTACTGCTGCCTCTATTTTATCTTTATCGTTCATAATTGAAAGTACCTTTAACTCGGTTATACAAATTTTTACCTCTTAGTCCTATCTCTATCCATGAGCCGTAATAGCCTATAGATGATTTTTTGTCATGCTCCTTAATTAGGTTCTTAGATAATAAGCTCCTAAAATTTGCCTTTACTCCCATTTGCTGCAGAGCCTCCTTATAAAATCCGATAGGATTTTTTCGAGCTCCGCATCTCAGCATCATTATATTGATAGCCTCCTCGTCTGAGATTAACTCTAATTTTGAGTACGGTAAATACTCAGAGCGTTTATAAGTTGTCTCCCTCATAACCTCCTAAATTAGCATACATCTCAAAATATGGGTTAGTCATTCTGTCAGGGTCTAGAGCCTGAGCTATAGATAATACCCTGTTACGTATCTCTGGGTATATCTGCTGCCTGTACTCTATCTTATTACCCTGAGTAACAGCGTTGCTATGCTTACGGTCTACTATACTGGATACCTCGTAAGTAGTTAGCTGTAGGTATCTCGTACCTATATAGAATAATATAGCCCTAGCCTCTGGTAGAGGTTGGTATCTATCCCTGCTCTTAAGCATCTGTTTAGATACTCCGTACTCCTGAGCTACTGCTGTAAGGAGTTTCGATTTTAAATGCTCTCTAGTCATCATTTAGTCCGTATTTACTTCTTAAATATCTGAGCTTTTTTACTATCTCGTCTCTGAGCGTCTCCTGCTCCCTAGTCGTAAGGCAATCAAATAAAGGATTATTACGAATAAAGTTAATAGGAGTCTGTAAGTCCGTCGTACCGTCTGCATACTCTACTACTATTGTCTCGACGGTTATACTGCTATGTATCTTATGTCCGTCCTTTGTGGTTATAATGGTTCTACTGCTCATATATATAAGTCTTTAAAAAGGGACAATTACAAAACTATCCCTTATTTTAACATTTATTTAACTAATTCTCTATAAACTCTAGAATATATTTAGGGTCAAAGCGTCCATTAGCGTAAGCGTCGCAGCATTTTGAACAGGCTACAGCTCTTTTACGCTTTCTATGAGCTTGGCTCTCATGACCGCATGACTTACATCTAATAGTATACTTACCTTTTGCAGACTGTATACCGTCAGCTAATCTAGTAGGGTCTGCTCCTACCTGTACGCATACTCGTTTCCATTTATTACTATGGTCTGATGTACCTCTTTGCTCAAAGTCTATAGCGTGAGCTATCTCATGTCTGATAGTATCCTCGAATTTCTGAGCGTTATCCCATTTGTTAAGCTCTACCAGTACGTCGCTGATAAATATCATTTTCTGTCTAGGGCTACATAGTCCTAAATTTGTCTTATGCTCGTTATAGTCATGTCTCCATCCTAGAGCATATAGGTTATAGTACTTACCATCTACTAGCCAGTCTCTCGTCATGAGGATATTAAATAAATGGTCAAACTCATAACGGGTTATGCTGTTCTCTTTTAAAATTGGGTCTTGCTGTCTCATAATATTTGCTGCTTTAAATCTGAGGTAAATATACGACGGGTATACGAGACTACCAAATATCTGTTAAAATTTTAACATTATATTCGACGAAATGCATTATTAAGCCGATTTACTGTATGCCTTATGAGCTCAATAAATACAGAGCCTGTACTGGGAGTCAGTTAGTTACAGGGGCATTTTGGGTATGGGTAGGGGAAACGCCCCTGTAATGGTCTGATAACTAAGATATTATAAGGGCGTTTTAGTTTGGATTTTTGCATAAAACTTCTTAATAAAAAATATTCCCTTTGACGGCTCTTTAAACTGAGGTAAGTATTAACATTTCTTTAACAAAGGTATAAATGTAGTCTGCTATTATATTGAAAGGTCTAAAATTGGTCTGAGATTTTTATGGGGTACTACTACACCATAGATTTTCTCTATACTGTCCTCGACCTCTATATGACATTATGTCAGGTCTGACAGTATGACATGACAATATGACAGGTTAGGCAACTATAAATAATATCTATAGTTAGGATACCTCAGCCTACCCTCCCACCCACCCTTAAAGATAATACTTTCTGAGGACATACGCAAATTTAATCGTTCAAATGCAGGTATATTCGATTAACGGTAATAGCGTCAGCTTGTCAGGTATGTATATACTAGTACCTTGTATAACATAGTACCGCTCCCTTATAAGACGTAGACAGTACTATGCATAACATAGTAGCAGCTATAGTATAGTATGACAGAATGGCAGAGCCATAGATAAAATCTATAGTATGAGGTCTGGGAGGTCTCGGAGATGCGTGCAATTTATATACCCCATAGTCATAGCATCCCGTTATCATTGCCCCTATAATAAATCTAATGAGCCCCTTAATATAGACAGCCTCTATACTTATGCCCCACAATAATAGATAATATCTATGACAAATGTAAGCATTTGCCGTACACTATCAGAGATAGTATAGCAATATGATACGATATGATACGATATATGTACAACCAGTAGCACAATGTAAACGTAGTATATCTGTAAACCTATCAGCTTACTTATTACCACAAATGTAAACCTATGAGCTTACAGTCTTATCGACATATACCTACCTATATGTACATAGTATCGACATATCAGCTTATAACCTCATCTTATTAGCTCCTAACCTTATTATACCCTAAAGGATATAAAACGCTCTTATATAGGCAGATTATACGCTAAAGGGTATAATGCAGAAAGAGCCCTACCATTACAGTAGAGCCCTCTCATAACTAAGCTACCTCCTAGCCTAGTAGCCTATGCTCTTAAGCATACCAGTAGTAAGAAAGTCCCAGAAATGTTTTACATCTCCGTTTTTAAAGTCTATCATTACAAAGTTATTACGTACCTTATCCTGCATAGCTTTAGGCATACTACAGATAAAGTCTATCTGCATTGCATACGTTAAGCCTATATGCCCGTCTATATCCATATCATTATAGATATCGTTAGTAATTCCTTTCTCAGTTAGTAAATCAGCTAAATAGCGTTTCATAGTTTTGATGTTTTAATTATAACGTAAATATAGGACTAATTAGTATACGCTCCTAATCTTATTCGATGTAATGCACGAAAAAACCGTTAAACTACATGAGCCTAACGGTCTAATC